CTGACCCTTTGCAGGGAAGCTGGGATACGTAACAGGATGATCCTGAAATCCCGCCAGATTGGGGCGACCTGGTATTGTGCACAGGAAGCTCTGCTGATGGCGCTGCGTGACGATGTGGCGCAACCTTACCAGCGTAACCAGATTTTTTTGTCTGCGTCGCGTCGTCAGGCGTTCCAGTTTAAAAGCATTATTCAGAAGGCTGCGGCTGAAGTTGATGTGGAGCTGAAAGGGGGCGATAAAATCATCCTCTCCAATGGCGCAGAGCTGCATTTTCTCGGCACTTCTGCTGCGTCGGCGCAGTCCTATACGGGCAATTTTTATTTTGATGAATTTTTCTGGGTCAGTCGCTTTGCTGAACTGCGCAAGGTGGCTGGCGCTATGGCAACCCTCAGCGGACTGCGGCGCACCTACTTCTCCACGCCATCCACCGAAACGCACGAAGCATACGCCTACTGGAACGGCGACCGCTGGAACGAGAAAAAGGCCACGCATAAACGCCGGCGTTTTTCTGTGGACTGGAATACGCTGCATAACGGGCTTATCTGCCCTGACCGGACGTGGCGGCAAATTGTCACGCTGGAAGATGTGGTTAATCACGGCTGGAAACACACCGATATCGACGAAATTCGTGATGAAAACACCGAAGACGAGTTCCTCAATCTCTATATGTGTGAGTTTGTCCGCGAAGGGGAATCGGCATTTAACCTGAATATCCTGATTGGCTGCGGTGTTGACGGATACGACGACTGGAAAGACTGGAAACCTTTTGCTCCCCGCCCGATGGGGAATCGTCCGGTATGGATTGGGTATGACGCAAACGGCAGCAGTGGCAACGGCGACAGCGGCGCTGTGTCTGTGGTGGTTCCTCCGGCTGTTCCTGGTGGCCGTTTTCGAACGGTGGAGACGCGACGCGTTCAGGGGCTGGAGTTTGAAGAACAGGCCAGAGTCATTGAAGAGTTCACGTGTCGCTACAACGTGGAACACATCGGCATTGATGTGACGGGCGGGAACGGGGAGGCTGTTTATCAGATAGTGAAACGGTTTTTCCCTGCTGCTATTCCGTACACCTTCACGCTGTCATCAAAACGGTCGCTGGTACTGAAAATGCTGCAAATAATGCGTGCCGGGCGGTGGGAATACGATCGCGCCGAACGCGAGCTGGTCGCGGCCTTTAACGCCGTGCGTAAGGTGAAAACACCGGGCGGTTTTATCACTTACGAAACGGACCGCGCGAGGGGGATCAGCCACGGCGACCTTGCGTGGGCAACCATGCTTGCTGTCATTAACGAACCAATTGGCGGCGAAGGAGAAAACGAGCGTTTCACGGTTATGGAGTTCTGATGAGCAGAAAAAATAAAAAAGTGCGCATGAGTTCACGCATTGATCTCGCTGATGCGCTCAGGAAAGAATCGTCGCTCAGTGCATTCACTTTTGATGGTCCTTATCGCCTGACCGGGCATGATTTGCTGGACAATATGTACTGTGCTGATAACGGGCGGTGGTATGAAACCCCGGTGGACTGGTACGGTCTGGCAAGAGCCGCCCGGCAAACGTCCTGGCATCAGTCTGCGCTTTACTTTAAGCGCAATGTATTGCTCGGCTGCTATATTCCGCACCCGCTGCTTTCCCGGCAGGATTTCTCGGCGCTGGCGCTGGACTGGTTTGTGTTCGGTAACGCATACCTTGAGCTTCGAAGCAATATGCTCGGCGAACCGCTTAAATTACGGCACGCACTGGCGAAATACATGCGACGCGGAAGCGATCTTGAATCATGGTGGTATGTGCAGGATGGCAAGGACGCGTTTCAGTTTCGCCCTGGCAAAGTGTGCCACCTGATGAATCCGGATATTAACCAGGAAATCTACGGCATGCCGGAATATCTCGGCGCATTACTCTCGGCCAGCCTGTCTCATTCGGCGGACATGTTCAGAAAACTGTATTACGACAACGGATCCCACGCCGGGTGCATCATCTACATCGGTGCAGCGCAGGTAAACCGCGAAAGCATGGACTCCCTGAAAGAAACATTACAGGGTGCACGTGGTAGTGGTGCATTTAAAAACGTGCTCATTCATGCGCCCAACGGGGGCAAAGAGGGGGTGCAAATTTTGCCGTTCCAGCAGATCACCGCAAAAGATGAGTTCATGAATGTTAAGGCGGCATCCCGTGATGATGTGCTGGCTGCGCACCGTGTTCCGCCGCAACTGATGGGGGCGATGCCGGGCGAAAAAAGTGCGTTTGGTGATGTGGAGAAGGCCGCGCGGGTTTATGCAATTAACGAGCTGATGCCCGTTATGGAGGCCATGAAGCACATCAATGACTGGCTTGGCGAAGAGGTGATCCGTTTTAATTCTTATGCTCTTCTTGATGAAAAAACAGCCCCGTGATGGGGCTGTCCTTTTTACCAGAGTTGAACCATTTTCTGGGTGCCGTCAGGCTTGAGATTATCAATTTCAGAGAGAACGTAATATTGAATGGCTTCACAAACGGTGGTGTAGGGTGAATTACCTTCTTTAAGTGGCACGATATTATTATTAACGCGAACCTGTATTTCATCGTTATACATTGCGATCGAAAGAGGAGTATGCACGAAGGCGACTTCGCCAGGTGTGTCGTCAACCACTGTCTCAATGCTGAAAATCAGTTTTCGCTCATCATTGCCGCCCCTTGCTTTGGGGGTAGAGGCAGGAATCTGAGATAAAGGCATTCTGCGAAACCCTTCAGTTGTTTCCAGTCCGCATGAAACGTAATGCTGGCGATTACCGTCGCTATCAGTCCATGTCTGTGATGGCAGCTCCAGAGAGATTTCATAAGCATCTACAATTCCCTGAGCAAGGTGTACAAGCGGGGTCAGATCTTCATTGCGGCGAAAACTTTCCTTTACCTGCTCTCGTTTTTCTCGTAACTGCTTGTAATTAATGACCATAAAACAGCCTCCATTGATTTCTTTGCTCGTATTTTGCACTTATGAAGTGTGGTCGGCAAGGTGCCGCATCACTGACGCGCTTCGCTTGTCTGCTGCTTCGCCGGGGCATAAAAAATTTATGCCCCGGCTCTCCAGCTCCTGTATCAATCAGATAATTTCACGACGCCTTCCAGTTTATCGCCACCATCGACGGTCAGACTCTTACGCAATCCCACCGCGTTGACTGTATGTTCTCGCTGCCTCAGTGCGATTTTGACGGCCTTACCTTTCACCCCATCAAATCAAAAGCCCTCACGCCTTTTTCATGCTCAGCGTGAGAAATATGGCCATTCTGTTGTGTCTCTGCGACATCGTTCAGGGAATGCTGTTTACCCCCCTGAAACGCGGGCTGTTCCCCCGTCACCTGCGCGTAGAAAAAACGCGTTTTTTGTGCACGTACGGATCCTTGACGGATCCAGCCGCCACGCGGGCCGGAAGTACAAAAAGTCGTTCAAAAAAATTGTGCAAACTTGTGCACTATCGTGCAAACAAAAAAAAGCGCCTTATCGGCGCTTCAAAAATATCAATTGTTGCTGTGTATTAATCGCCAACCACGAACATATGCTTCATAAGCATCTCTGTGCCTTACAGTTCCAGCCTGGCTAAACGGAATGTTAGCTAAAACTAAATCATTCTGAGCCATAGCGCGTCCTTCAAGCGCATCTTTTATGCCTAGCTCAAAAGCACAGGCAGCGCATTTGTGCCGACCTTCTTGTCCTTGATATTCAGGGAGAGACAGAAATGTTGGGTTATAACGATGAGGGTTCTTGCAAATACCTGTTTTAGCCCGCACTTTATTTACCTCATAGGAAAAATATGCGTGCCTTTACAGAGGTGCGTGTAAGCAATAAAATATACGACGCACATTTTGATTTACTTCGGAAGGCACGCATATCAGGTTAAGTGAGTCCGACCGAGTTCTACGCCCCAATAGTTGCTGCTATTGGGGCGTTTTGCATGGACAATGCCGCGCAATTATCTTGTCGCTCACAATGCGAACGATCTTACAAAAAGGCACATTACTGTCAAGATAATTGATCGTTTTAATCGATAGATAATAGACAATCTATTTGTTTAACAGATCGATTATTGAAGTAAGTGCGCCAAATGGAATGATACTGTTTCTATAAATGTGAGCATTTTTCGCGCAGATGCTTTTACTCAGGAAATAACGCCCGGATATTCCCAGCCATCTGGCTGGTTATCTTAGCCACTGGTGCAGACTGTGCTTCAAACTTTTTTGAGCTGATTTGTGTCACAGGTAACATCTCATCATCAGCCCATGCGGCCAGTCGGTAAGCCTCTGCCGGATTCGTCTTCAGAAGTGCCAGCCCGGCCAGAAAAGCCACGCGTTGGCCGCTTTTGCGGGCTTCTGGTGTAAGGCTGTCCAGCCAGGCGCATGCTTCTCCTTCGTTCTTGACGGCAGCTGGCTTCAGATAGAAACTTATTCTTCTGGTTGGTGTCGTCATTGGTTTACTCCTTGTTCATTGCGTACAGCCCATTAACCAGAGCAAAATGTGGCACCCCGTCCGTGATGAAAGTCGCATTAACTCCGCAGGCTTCGCGGATAGCGGGTGCCACAATCTCCGCCCCTCCACCGACAACCATCACCCGCCCGTAACCGGAAAAACCCGCCAGCGCGCGGATCACTCGTTGTTTCAGTGTCTCCTCCTTTTCACGAATAACCGCCATCAGGCTGTTGTAATGCGCGTCATTGTGAATGTGCTGGCGCAGCCAGGCTTCATCGTGACGGTGCTCAATAATGGTATTGGCGATGTGGTGACTGGTACGCATACCGTTAGTGGCCATCACCGACAGCACGGCATCAGCCATCAGGGAAACGCCTACGTGTGGATCGCAAAACACCTGGCTGATACCTGCCAGCTGCCCCTGAACCTTTGCCACATCCAGCGTGGTTCCGCCCAAATCCACAATCAGCAGGGATTCAAACGGACTCATGTCAGCCAGTGCCTTAAAGCCAGCCGGAATGGATTCAGGCATAACCCGCACGTTACGGATAGTGAATGCTTCGCCGTTCTGGTACTCCACCGGGCGCATAACGTTCGCTTTTTTGCGGTTGATGTTGGCTATGTCCGGCTGTGCGTTTGTGTCGAAATACTCGCTCAGTGGCAGGGTGACAACCACATCCACCTCCTGTGGCGTGATGCCTGATTTGACCAGCGCGTGATGAATGGCAATGACATTCACATCACTGTATTGGTATTGCGTGTCGGTCGTCTGGACAAAGCGATCGCTGACCGGATCAAAACCATAGCGCACGCCATCAAGCATGTAGTTCGCGGGCTGCGTGCCACCGAACGGCGCAGACCATTCCGACTTGAAGCTGTTCGGGCTGATGGCGTTGCGGCGTTCGCCGTTCTCAGTCCATGCCAGCTTGATGTTGGTGGAGCCGTCGTCGATACAAATTTTCATGTCGCTTTTCCTTATGTTGATTAATTAATCGTTTACGGGATTCTGAAATCCCGTTTTTGCCTGTTTTGTGCGCGCTTCATATATCGCTGCGCGTTTTTTGCTCATTTACGGGATTCGTGAGTCCCGTTTCTGTCTGTTTTTTGTTTCCACTGGTCAGGCCACCCTGCAGCAGGTCTGCTTTGCGGCTGGCGCGTTCAGTGGTTTCACTGATTCTCTGTGCGTGCTCTGCGTCGCGGATGGCGCGCAGCATGTCAGAAAGCACGGTAACGGGTGTTTTCATGGTGTTCTGATCCTGCTGAAGTGCGGATGCCAGGCGTGCGGCGGCTTCGGGGTCTGATGCCCCCAGCTGTGCCAGATAGCTGGCGACCGGGTTATGGCGGATCTCCGTGCTGCTTACGCCGTGATTACGGCTCAGGTGCTGCCAGAGCTGCGTGATTCGGCTGTCCGGGCGGGGATCCGGTTTGCGTACAATTTCATATCCCTGCGGTGCAATGATGCTGCCGTCAACGTACAGGCTGCCGCCCCGTAGCAGGTGCTGCATCTGCTGTTCACCGATATGCAGGCCGAGAGATTCGGCAGACTCCCGCCATTCTTTAGCGAGTAATTCGTGGTTATCAGGCAAAGGCCGCTGCTGTTTGCGGCTCTGTGTCCAGCTCTGCATTTCATCACTGCTGTTTTTTGCCTGTTTGTCACGAAGCGAACGCATCAGCGCCCGGCGTTCGTGCCGTTTCAGTGAGCGCATCCATTCGTTCACTTCAACGCCGTCAGGGAGCTGCGGCCACGGTGCTGGCCGTTCTTCCGGCTGTTCTGCCCCGTTGTTGTCCGTTTCCTGTACACGGGGACAGTTATTGCCACGAGTCCAAGGGGCGGCAGGGCCGCCCTGAAGGTCAAAACCATTTTCGCGGGCGCTGTCTTCCGTTTCCGGTTTACGTCTTACCAGTTTCCAGTTATCCGGATGCGTGCACACACGGGAGGATTCCCCGATGAGTGGTGACCAGATCCCGTAAATCTGTACGCTCTGTTCGCCGTAATCATTCAGCTCATCTGCGAGGTCGTAGGCGGTGCGAATCAGGTAGTCTTTGCGTGGAACAAGTACGCCGCCCTGTTTTTCAATGTAGGTGGCAAAACACCCGGCATCGGCGGCAGCGAGTACCGCATCCATTGCATCATCTTTCAGCCGTTGCGGGCCTTCCGGATTGCGTGCCATCTGGCTGGCAAGGCGGCGCAGTTCACGCCACACCTGACGGGAGGGGATGCCAAAGAACTGGAACTGACGGACCCGGTGAAGGCGCGCCCAGCCGATGGCGCGCTCCACGCTCTCGGCCATTGATTTTCCGGTTTCGTGGTCAACGCGTGGCTTGCCCGTTTTCGGGTCGATGCCATCCACGGCGCGGCTGTCCAGGTTCTTTCCGATGTAGGTGGCGATGTAGCTGGTTGGTGTGCCTTTTGAGCCGTCGACATACTCCGCCTTAAAACGCGGAGTTATGTCATCGCCCAGCTCGTGGCGGTCCTCCTGAATGAACCGCCCCGGAAATCCTGGAGACTAAACTCCCTGAGAAAGAGGTAAACAGGATGACTAAAAATACTCGTTTTTCCCCCGAAGTCCGTCAGCGGGCGATTCGTATGGTTCTGGAAAGTCAGGATGAATATGACTCACAGTGGGCGGCAATTTGTTCCATTGCCCCAAAGATTGGCTGTACGCCGGAGACTCTGCGTGTCTGGGTTCGCCAGCATGAGCGGGATACCGGGGGCGGTGATGGTGGGCTCACCAGCGCTGAACGTCAGCGTCTGAAAGAGCTGGAACGTGAAAATCGTGAACTGCGCCGCAGTAACGATATCCTTCGCCAGGCTTCCGCTTATTTTGCGAAGGCGGAGTTCGACCGCCTCTGGAAAAAATGATGCCACTGCTGGATAAGCTGCGTGAGCAGTA